CATTGCACCAGTATATGTGGGCAGGAATGCGGCCACATTGCTGTCGCCGTAACTGCTGCCACCGCTGATGCCAGTTAACAAACTACCATTACCCACGAAGAAGTTGGCACTGATGTAATTAGCACCAGCAATATTACCCGAGCTGCCACTGGTAACAATATTACCGGCTTGCACATTGGCAGTGGTTGTGACATTGCCTGTTAAACTAGTGATAGCACCTGTGTAGGTAGGCAAAAATGCAGCCACATTGGCATTGGAATAATTAGTGGTAATACCAGTTAGAGCACTGCCATTACCTAATATGAATGCACCTTGAATATTGGCAGTAGTAATAACATTACCAGTCATACTGGTCAATGCACCTGTGTAAGTAGGTAGGAATGCTGCCACATTGGTGTTGCCATAAGTGGATCCAGCAGCAATGCCAGTTAGTAAGCTGCCATTGCCCACAAAAAAGTTGGCACTGATAAAATTGGCTCCCACAATGTTGCCACTGGCGCCGCTGGTAATAATATTACCGCCTTGAATGTTGGCAGTGGTAGTAAGATTACCAGTCATGCTGGTGATAGCACCAGTATATGTGGGCAAGAATGCTGCCACATTGGTATTACTGTAAGTCGATCCAACTATGCCAGTTAACTGACTACCATTACCTAAAATAAATGCACCTTGAACATTGGCCGTGGTGGTCAAATTGCCAGTCATGCTGGAAATGGCGCCTGTGTAAGTGGGCAGGAATGCTGTCACATTGGCGTTGGAATAATTGGTAGTGATGCCAGTCAATTGACTTCCATTGCCTAGGATAAATGCACCCGACACATTAGCAGTAGTGGTCACGGCACCTGTCATGGCGGTCATTGCACCAGTATATGTGGGCAGGAATGCGGCCACATTGGTGTTGGAATAATTGGTAGTGATGCCAGTCAATTGCGATCCATTGCCAATGAAGTAACTGGCTGACACATTGGCAGTAGTGGTCACAGCACCAGTCATGGCAGTCATTGCGCCAGTATAGGTAGGCAGAAATGCTGCCACATTGGTGTTAGAATAATTGGTAGTGATGCCAGTCAATTGTCTACCGTTGCCCAATATGAATGCACCTTGAACATTGGCTGTGGTTGTGACATTACCAGTCATTGACGAGATAGCACCTGTATATGTAGGCAAGAACGCAGCCACATTGGTGTTGGAATATGTTGCACCTAGGCCAGTGAGTTGACTGCCATTACCTAGGATAAATGCACCCTGCACATTGGCAGTGGTTGTGACATTGCCCGTCATCGACGAAATAGCGCCAGTGTAGGTAGGCAGGAATGCTGCCACATTGGCATTGCCGTAGTTGCCGCCACCGGCCTGTGCATTACCTTGCACTTTGGTGTTGCTGGTGGTAGGATCCAAGCTGAATACAACTCCACCATTGTTGCTCAACAGACCCAATAGTTGTTGTGCGTTGTTTAATACCGAAGCAGCACCGCTGCCAATATATAAACCTGTTGTATTGCTTACTGATACATTGGCCATTAGATTTTCCTTATTATCTTGTGCTTAGGCGTCGGCCTATTCTAGGCTGGAACACGCTGATTAGTTTGGTATGTCCGCCGCTCCACTTGCCTTTGTTATTCTGATCTTCTACCAGATCGTAGGCTTCAGTAAATTTAGCATTCCACACTGCGGCGTCTTCGGCCATCTTGCGTTTTAGATAGTATTCTCTCAGTGTGCCATAAACATAACCTTCGGGCCAGCTCTGCAACACCACATTGTTTTCTACCACTGTGATTCCATCAGACTCCAAACTGAACAAGAGAGGCCATGTGGTAAAGTAATACATGTTGATCACTGTGCCTTCGCTAACAGCAGGAGTAAATTCATACTTCTGACCAACTTCACTGAAGCTGCCGCGAAACACCTGCGGCACATTGACTGGGCTGAGATAAAATTGTGCTATGAGTTGTTGTGCAATCATGTCGCGATCGCCGATACGATCATACACAATGAACGGTCCAGCATTGCTGCCGCCACTGCCTTGTTGGAAGAACAAAATTGGTCTGTTCATATCACTGGGAATAGGCAATCCGCCAGTGCTGTCTACGGTGCCAGTCACAGAGTATGGATCTGTTCTCAAGCCTGGCAGTTCGATGTTACGCATTGACAGCTCAGTCAAAAAGATACATTGTTTAATTTCCGAGTCGTTGCTGCTACCTGTGAAGTCTTTTATGTAGCTGACTAATGCTGTGGCATTGGCAATCATTGTGCTCATTGTAATTTTCCTACGAAATTGGCTCCGGCAAAGAAGCGTTCTGCTCCAACCTTGGTGGGATATGGCACATCGATTGGTATGGGCAGCTTGCCTCCCGGATAGCAGACAAAAGCTGAATATTCTTTTTCTACTACTTTGTAGAATTGTGCTTTCAGCGCTTTGTCGCGTTTGATAGTTTGCCAACTCATGCCGCCAAAATAGTCATTACCAATTTGAATAGCAATAGTGTCTGGCAGTTCCATCCATTTATAACCTATTTTACCATCGGGCATTATGGGTGCCAATGGATCTACATAACCTGCTTCTGCTCTAGCGCGATAATCTGCGCAGACTTCTGCAATATATTCTACATTGAGCTGTTCGCGTCGGACATAGAACTTGCCGTCTTCACGGCCTGTGGTAACTCGAACATTTTTGCTCTTGTTAAACTCTGTTCTGCTCCAATCGCCCTTCATGGCATTGTATAGCTTATCATTACTTAACAATCTATCGGCTATGCCGTTGTCGGTAGTAACTAAACCGCCATGATCTTGTCTATGGGCGCGTTCATCATGTTCTGGATCGGGTCCTTGCAATTCGGATGTGTCTTGGTAGTTGGAAAATTCATTCATATAGTATTTAGTATCGCTAATATTCCGGCCAGAGGGTTGCTCTGCCATAAAAAAAGAGCACCGAAGTGCCCTTTTTTATTTTCTATTCACTAGTGATTAGAATGATGCGCCACCAAAGTTGTTCAAACGAACCACATTGGTAGATGTGCGTAGCGAACCAGTGATAGTTGTAGCACCACTACCAGTAAAGCCACTGTAAGCACCGCTGGCACTGATATCGTGCAGAGCAGCAACACCAGCTGGGTTACGAACAATCAATGTTCCTTCCATGATGAACTGATCTAGCGATGCATCTGCATTGCTGAACACTTCATTGTTAGGACCTAGGTCACGCAAGCTACCCCACTGAATCACTTCTTCGTTCAAGAAGTAGATCTGGTTACCAGCACCAACACTGTCCATGATCCAAGAATCAAAGATTTCGTAAGTGTAGTTGAAGTCGCCTTCGTAAGTAGCGATTGTGTCGCCACGCTCACTGTTTACACGGTTAATGCTACGGCTTGTAGGCATTGTGTCGCTCAGGTGTGTGCGCAAGCTGGTTGGGCAAACGATTGTGCGGATCTTGGCGTTGAAACGCTGTTCAGCAGTAGTTACCAACTGCTTGTATAAACTTGGGCTGAACTGTTGCAGTGTGCCGGTGTATACATAGTAAGAACTACCTAGACCTTCACCGTTGTTGTCCATTGTAGGACCGCTGGTGATTTGACCACCAACTTGCCATACATTGGCTGTGCCTTGCACAGTAGCATCGCTAGACTCATTGTTGAAATAAGTGTAGTAGGTGCTGCCTGACAATGGGTTAAAGCTGTGTGTGCCTGCGAATGAATTCAAGGAACCCATACGACGACCAGTAGCAACAGCTGGACCAACACCGTTAGTAGCAGCAACTCGCACATTGGCGCTGGTGTTACCTGGGACGGTCACATTGGCTGTGAAAGTTGGTGCAGGAATGCTGACACCCAGTGCAAGACCGCTTTGACCAGAGAACTTGGTTCCGATTTGGTCGTTACGAACAATTTGTGCTTCCACATCGAACATCAATTCGATCAATTGCTTGACTTCTTGATATGCTTGTGGATCTCCACCTGACTGCTCAACAGCGCGAGCAGTGCCAGTAGCACCAACCACTGTGGAGAAGATCTGAGTGTAGTTACCCAAGTTGGCACGACTTTGTGCTTCTACTAGGCTAGAGCTAACTGCTGCACCTTCTAATTGTGCTTGGATTTCTGGTAGACGATATGTATCGTTGGTCCACAATGGTAGTGTAGAAACTACTTTGCGTTTCTTGGCCATACACATGTTGAGAACAGGTGTATCGTCTTTAACGCGGTTAGAGACATCTAAGTCTAGATCTTTAACAACGATATCGGTTTGGTAAGCGCCTGTTCCATTGCCAATCGCTGTGGTTGAATTATAAGCCATTTTATTTTTCCTTTATATTAATAGCATTTTTTTATCTTCCGCCTCTTTGTGACCTTAATGCATTCATCTTGGCTACTAAGAGGTTGTCTTGGGCGACTCTGTCACCCGATTTGGCTTTTTGTTCTAGATCCGAGAGTTGATTTCCGGCTCTACTGGTTATGGTAGTTCCACCGCGCTTCTGAGAGGTCAAAGCTGCAATGCTGCTGCCAGCTTGCTTGGCTTTAGGTCTGTCGCGAAATTTAAGACCATCACGCAGCAACGACAATATATGTTCGTCGCTGGCAATTAAATCTATATTTGCCACGCCAGGCACCAACTGCCTACTTGCACCTGCCCAATCCTTGCTTACTTTGTCGCGTATTTCTTTATACACATATTCGTTACGCAGTTCTTTGTCTTTGAAATTCTTGCGACTTGAGTCGAGAACTTCAGCAACCTGCTGTTGACGAATACTGTAGAATTGATCCATTCGAGGCTTCAACTGATTAACAGTCTGGGCCTGCTGTTCCAGATACTTTTCATTCTGCGCCATGTTGGCTTGTATCCTGGCCCGTTGTGCGGGATCCTGGACCTGAGTCAACTGTTGCTGGAATGTATTTTGGTATCCTTGCACTCGCAAGATCTCATCATACGCACTCTGTATTCGAGGAGCTACAGTAAATTCCATTGCCAGTATCAGACCTTCTGTTTCACTGCGTTTGCTGTCTTTGTATTCATCAAACTCAGATCTGTCAATCTTCAACTGTCTCGCATCTTCACTAATTGCTGCACCTTGACCTAGTATTGCTGCGGCTTTCTTGGCATCAATTTCAATCTCTTTACCGTTGCGTTTGAATCTAAACTTGGCGTTTGGATGTTCATCTGCGAACTCAAGAAAAT